TTAATAAGTTGCCTGTATTCTCAGTAATATATGAACCTACCTTATCACCAAATGTTCCACCATGGGACATATGCTGAGCCATGGCCCTTGCACCTGGTAGATAATTATGTGGAAAACGGAAACGTTCACCATTAGATTCGAGGAAAATTGCACTAATGTGACGTGTGCGTGAGCCGCGTACATTCTCATCTACAGGAGTCTTATGTTTTACAAGAATTCGTACATTTTCCAAAGTTTGTTGTGACGTTCTTGCTGAACCAAACATTCTGCTCAAACTTTCGGCTAGTGTATTCATAGTGTTATTTTCCTTCTTCATTTTTGCCTGATAGGCATAATCTCTTGGCTGGATAGTTTTGCCAAATACCTTAATATCCGAATTCATAAGAAACTCATCAGCAATTTTGCGAATATTCTTCTGTAGACCATCTATTGAATTATCAACATTTGCACCTTTACTAAATTGGATACTATTGTTGTCTTCATCGATGGTCACCATGATGTTAGGATTGGCTACAAAGAATCTGCGACCAACAGTCGGATCAGTTGTTTCTGAACCTTCGTCATCGAAAATCTTAATTTGTAATCCATTACCCTTCAGTAGTGAAAATACTTTTCCTGCTAGGGTGTCCATTTCAACCATATAAAATCCTTATTTCTCTTATTTATCTGTTGTTAGATAAAAACAGGCATCGGGGCATCATAGCTCGATTCATGATCAGTAGCAATATTGCTATTGATTGCAGCCTGTGATTGATCATCCCATGTTGAGATATAATCAGTCATACGGATTGCCAATATCATTGCCATAATTAAATCATCTGTCTGTCCAATTCTGGCTTCAAAAGTATTGCCACGGGATACGAATACCTTAAGCTCTGACAGGATACCTCTAGAATTTAACTTCATCTTACCAGACTCAATTAAGAATTTCAATTTAGCACATGCCTCGAGTTTTGATTTATTGGTTGTAACAAAGCCAGCTCGTCGACCAGACTTACCTTGTAGTCTATTCTTTGGATCGTGCAACATTGTACCAGGGAAGTTTTCTTCGCCTGTATCTCGAATAACAACTAAGGCAGCCTCACCTAATGAATTGCTTTCAACCGACCAATATGTCTCGGGTTTTCCTGCAACATAAATTTCCTCTAATATACGCTTCATGGTGCGAACCTGCTCTTCGATTGGAGTCTTATTGCTACTCCATTCTGCAACCTGTACCAATGAAGGTAGCTCAATAACTTGAATGGCTGAGTTGTCGCCACCTGTACCCATGGATGGGTCGAGAGAAACAACATATGTCATGTTTGGGCGAATTTCGGAATACCAGCGCACTTGTCCAGACTTACGAATAGGATTAGATGGTTCTAGTTGCGCAAGCTTAACAGGATTAATGAGTGTTTCTTCAAATGTGATGAACTGACATTTATGTTCACGTAAAAATCTATCTTCACCGAGTGCCGCTAATTCCGAATCAGCCCATGCCTGATCTCTGTCCGGATGGGCTTCCCATGTTGATATATAAGGTCTAAAACCATTTATGCCAACTTCTGTTTCATTACCGTTGGCATCGACCATCTTGTTGGCTCCAAACCAGACATCAGCAAATTGATCTTCGTCAGTATTTGGAGTAGAGGTAATAATACATTTACCACCCGTTGATAAGGTAGGTGATAGTGATGTCCAAAATTCTTTAGCTATATTTGGTTCTACGAATGCAAATTCGTCAAGATAAACAAGTGATAAGGACATACCACGACCAGTATTATCAGTTGTGGTAGTTGCTACAATACGCGAATTATTATCGAAATCAATAGAACGCTTGTTATAGGTCTTTACACCTGCACGAATATGATCGGGCACAGATTCATAGGCATATCGAACTCTGTGCATAATTTCTTGAGCACCATCATATTTGTTAGAAGCAATAAGAATTGTTGCATCATCAACGAACATTGCATACCATAATAGATATCCAGCAGCAACAGTAGTCTTACCCATCTGCCGACTAACCATATTAATAGATTTTCTATAATGGTGATAATTACTAATTAGGTCAACCTGAAAATCATATAACTCAAGTTTTTGCCTACCCTTCATTGGGTGTTGGATATACATAAAATTGCTGATGAAATACTCCGGACCAGTAACTGGATCAAGGCAAGCCCTGAGTTCGTCTATCTGCTCTTTAGAATACGATACCTTTGTATAGGCACGCTTTACAAGTTTATCGTCTTGATAGATTGCCATAATTAATAACGAGAATCGTATCTCTCTGGTTCATCAAATTCCTGTTCAGGAGGTTCTAGATTTTCTGTAGCACGGTCAAATTCTGAACCCAATGCCTTAACATAAATTTCTGGATTCAATAATTGCTTCAGGGCTGTCGGATCAATATGCTGATAGAACTCCTGTAACTCCATTGCTTCGTTGTTGACATAATATTCAGCACCATCTGTGAACTGGACACTTGTAACTGAAATATCACCGGATTCGGCATAGGCATAAGAAGTGTATGTTGGGCTATCTGTTTTATGATTCCACCCAGTCGGAGATTCATCCGACTCCCATCCTAACCCTGCTTCTGCCTTAACGTCTACAGAATAGCCGATCGCTGCCGGTTGACCGTTTCTGTTTATGGCAGTCGCAGATAAACTTATCGAACCATCAAAGGTAATAGAATCGCTATCTGCGTGTGGATTGTCGTGAAATTCTGTAACCTTTATATCGGCTACCTGGGCGCTTTCAGTTAACTTTTTTTTTTGAGTTGCTTGCGCAGACTCCTTTAAAAAGTTTCTATAACCATAAACAAGTTCTTTATGGACTTCGGCAACCTGCATTCTTTTCTGCTCTGGATTGTCACCCTGGCGTGCGCCTGACGGTCCGACGGCTCTTACGACAGGACTATCAGCACCGTTAGGGAAGAAATCATTTCCATTGGCATTGTCGACATCGTTGTATCCATTTTGCATATCAAATGCTTCTTCGAATTCCATGTCGCTTGCGCTACCATAATCTTCATCGGATCCGTGACCTGCACTTGCAAGAGCCTCTGCATCATCAGAAAAATCATCAGGACCATTCATCATATCGAATGCACTATCATCGGGGAAGAAATCACTTTCTAAACGTTGCATAATAGCATCGTGCTCTTCGCCTTCAATTCCCTGTTCTGCCATTTCTCTCGAGAGCACATCAAATGCTTCTTGTGGCTCAACATACGAATTCATAAGATCACTAAATCTTGAATACTGCTGATCATAAATTAAATCTGACACACTTTCCTCCATAGCACAGGCCACGTCGGCTGTCGCTGGATTTGTCTGCTGGCATGAATCAACTGCCGGAACACTTTCTTCCATTGAACAACCTTCTTCTGCCTTACCGTGCTTCTTATTGTAGATAGACCAAGCTGTGGCAAATGCCTTGCTATGATCGTTGGGATATTCTTTCTTGAGTTTCATAACGACATCTTCCATTCCCGGAGGTGCCTTTTCAGTTACTGGCTGCTGAGCAGAATCAAATTCAGAATAAGATGCATTACGACCTACAGTGCCTGCGGTTTGCATATCTGATTCTGATCCACCGACCTTTCCCATTCCCGGAACAGCCATTACGCCTTCCATGAGGCTAATCATTTGTCTCATACTTTTCATAGCATACCTACCTTTAACAAGTTAGGCTTCTTAACGCGACCGAAGAGCCCTACGTCGTCTTTCTTTAAATTCTTTGGATCGTTGAAACTGTCATATCCTTTAGTAAGTGTCGAGTGATCGATTGTCTCTTTTGGACTTAGTGGATTTTCGACAGTTGTAACTACTCTTTCCTTACTAACTTTTGCTAGTTCCTTAAGAAAATCTGTATTGTACTTCTCACCGTATGCAGGAACTTCGGTAGCTTCGTGATCACTACCAAGACGTGTCTTATACTTCTTCTTGAATTCTTCTGAATTTCTATCAAGATACAAATCTGTTTCAATTTGACGAGGATCATTATCCGAGTATACTGCTAATTGGGCAGGTGAAATACCGAGATTGTTGCAAATATAGATTCTTAGAAAATCTAAAGAACCCGGATATCCTAATGTTAAGTCGCAAATGAATACCGGTGTATTCTTTACATTAGGAAAATCTAGCGGACTTTCTTGAATTGGAGTTTTTCTAAATGCCGATGCAGACTTTAGGTCATACTTTTTTAGACATGCTTCTAGCATATCAATTGTGCCGTCGGGCATTTCATGCACAGCAAACTTCAAGACATAATTATAATCTGTCTTAGTTTCTGCTACATAAGATATAAAAGATTTCTTTTCTGCCATATAGTGACTCCAGTGTTACGACTATTTATCAGAGTTTTCTAAATTAGCGGACACTATATATTTTAGAAGTTCGTTTCTATCAAATTCCCCGCCTCCTGCATGTTTTCTTTCGCCATTTCCTTGATCTAAATCGACCTGTTCAGCTCGAACCTTCTTTAGTTGCAAGTCAATCATCTTAAGCTTTCTTTCGGCTTTTGCATTCTTGGCTTCAAGGGCAGTTTTGAGCATCTGTCCTGCAACTTCGTAAATCTTACCTGCATGCAGATCGGGCACGTTTCCACCGAGTACAATTAGATCTTCGAACGTCTTAACTGCTTTTGCAGCAATCGAATCCATCTCGCTATCATGCATATCCAACCCCACCACTGTAGGGAGTGCGAAATCGACTTTCTCTGCTGTAGTGAGTGATGAATAAATTTCTTTAGCTTCGACCATTAGCTCTTCCCTAGTTTTCGATGGTGATTCTTCTTCTACCACCGGTTTATCACTAGTGGGTAGATTAAAAAATTCTTCCATTTTCTTCGTCATTAAGCCTTCCCTTTTGGATTATTGAATATATTTCCTTCATTCATAACCCTAAATGTCATGCCATGATTTCTAGCAAACGCTTGTGCCGCTGCCCATTTAAAGGTATTCAATGCGACCGCTGCCTTAGCCTTTTGA